CGGCGATTTTGCCCGACGTGTACTCGTTCGAGGTCTGGAGCGCCACGACCTTCGTCGAGGCTACACCGGTAGCCGACGCCGTGTCGGTGAACTGCGAATCGACGATGATGCGTCCGTTCACGTGTAGCTCCCCCACTTCACGCTGTCGAGCAACGCCTTCACACCGAACGGCATCTCGGAGAGTGACACGGCATCCGCCGCCATGCGGCGCTCGTACCACTGCCCGACGAGCATGAGGATCGCCGCCTTCACGCGGGGCGAGACCTTGCTGCCGTCGTCGCCACGGCCGCCCCACCACGTGACCGTGACGCTGCCGTAGTCGAGCAGGTGGCTCGGCCACGATCCGGCGTAGAGCGTTCGCAGCGTGCCAGGCTTCGCGTCCCGATCGACGCGGTACTCGGTCGTCGAGAGCGTCGCCGTGTTGCCCGCCTCGCTCGCGGTGTAGACGATCGACACCGCCGTGCGTCCGGCGGTCTGGCTCATCGGCGGGCGGGGCAACTCGATCACCGATGGGAACGCATCGAGCCGCATCACGTACTGCGTGTCCACGAGCGTCTCGTCCATGTACGTCTCGCAATACTCGCGAGCCGCCGAGATGAGCGCAGCGATGTACGTGTCGTCGGTGTTGTGATCGACGCGGATGTGAGCCTTGGCGTCGGCGACGCTCACCGGCTCGACCACCGGCTGCGTGGCGACCTTCAGTGATCGGTATCGCTTGCCGTCATTCATGGCGTCGCCCCCTGCGTCGTGGCGTCACGTCTGCTCGCTCCGCGACGGGCTCCACCGCTGCCGTCTCGATCAGCGTTTGCTGTGTCTCCCGCTTCGCGTAGCCCCACGCGAAGAGCCTCGCGGCGAAGGAGTCGTCCACCTCGACGAGCTCGTTCGCCTTGTAGGCACCGTAGGCACGCAGCATCCGCACTCTGATTGTGTTCACTCGCCGACCCTCCATGCAGTTTCCGGCGGCTTCTTCGTCCGCTGCCAGTTCGTCGTGTGCTGAAACACCGGGCCCGAGAAATCCTTACTCGGCCACGAGATCACGTACTCGCCGTGGCCGATGCACACGCGCGGCGTGATGAAGAGGCGGTTGCCGCTCGCCTTGAACTGACGCCAAAACCACAAGTCGTCATCAATTCGCCCGTCGCCCCAGCCGCCCTCGGCGTCGGGCTTGCTGTGAAACCACGGCTTCAGCGTTCGCCTGAGCGCCCTGGTGCTGATGATCGTGCAACCGAAGTGCGCCGTATCCACCTGCTGCACAGGCTCGGCAAACCATGACAGCGGGAGTTCGGTTTTTCCGTCGGCGGGTGGGTCGTCCATCGTGTCAAGAAGCGTGAGCATCGGCCGCCCGTCCTCGCGTTTCGCCTGGACCGGGGCGAGGGCGTCGCACTGGCACGTCATCGCGATCGCGAACAGTCGCTCGATGTCGGAGCGGGTGACGAACGTGTCGTAGTCCAGCGTGACGATGTACTCGGTAGTCGGGGCAAACTCTTCGAGCATCCGCGTGAGCACCTGTGCCCAGAACGCACCCTGGCCCAGCGTCGGGCGGATGTGCAGCGGCATGAGGCTCTCGATGAACGCGAACACGTTCGTGAGCGGCCCGAAACGTGGAGCCGACAGCACCGCCTCGGCACGCATCTCGACCGACGTATCGCCGACCTGCACGATCACAAGAAAGCCCTCAAGTGAAAACGGCGGGCGGCTCGTCGCCACCCGCCGCTCACTGTGTCGGTCGTGTCAAGCCGGATCAGCCGCTGACCGTGGCGTTGACGCCTTTCGCGGAGGCGCTGACCGGGCCGTCGCTGCCCTTGCCGAGCCGGGCGACCGTGTAGACGGTGCCGGTCGTGTACGGCGTGGCGGTGACCTTGAGGTAGCGCTTCTTGCCCCGGCAGTCCACGTCCATCCGCACGACCACGTCACCAGCGGTGGCGGTCGGTGTCGGGATGGTGAAGCCGCCGGTGCCGCCACCGACGAACGCCGTCACGTCGGAGTAGGACGAGTTGTCGTCCGACTCGCTGAGCTTCAGCACCGTGAACGCCGCCTGGCTCGTGTAGCCAGCGTTCGTCCACGGCTCCTGCCCCACGTCGAGCGACACGTACTCGTAGCCGAGACGGTCGATGACGAGCGTGTGGGTCTGCGCCGCCGTCAGGTTCTCGGTGTGGCCGACGACAGACTTCGTGGCTTCGAGATGGTTCACTGTTCAGATCTCCTCGGAGGGTTGAAAGTCAGTCAGTCGGATCAGCCGAACTTGAGAGCCACGACCGGGCCAGCCTTCGTGGTCGAGCCCACGTCATGCACGACGATCGCGTTGCGGGTCGTGGCGAACGTGAGGGTCTGGTCGTACTCGATGTACCGCTCGGACGCCGTGCGGATCTGGATCGCCCGACGCTCGCCGTAGACGGCGGCCTGCGAGAGGTCGCCGAAGAGGCAGGCCACCTCGCCGCTCGAATCGTCGAGCGAGGAGTGCATCGCCGAGACGAGCACGACCGGGTATCCGAGGAACCTCTCACCGAACCCGGCGGCCACGTCGCTGGACGAGTTGCCGCCAGGGCCGCTCGCACCACCGGGGAGCATCGCGAGCCTGAGCATCGCAGCGCCCCAGCCGGACGGGGAGATGTAGAATCGGGCGTTCCGCCGAGCATAGGTGGGCAGCTTCGCCACCATGTCGGTGAAGTTTTTCATGGTCAGTTCGCCGTAGGTGTCCTCGGTGCCAGCGGTCGTGCTGACGACCGACGCCGAGTGAGCAGCCTTGACGATTTTCTTCGTAATGCTGACCACGCCGTGGTAGGTGCTCTCGCCGTCGGCAGGACCGAACGCCGAATTATCGACGGCCTCGGCGAACGCCTGGGCCGTCTCGACAGCCATGAGATCGGCGAGGTCGATGACCGAGTCTTCGAGCAGCGAGTTCGGGACGCGATTCGCCACGCCCCAGATCTTCGCGACGAGCTCGACGTTGTCGAACGTCACGTCGCTCGCGAGCACCTCGGCGTTCTCACCGACCGGACGGGCAGCGAGCCCACCAGTGCGACGGGCGATGTTGAGCGTGTCGCTCGACATCGGCACCCGGCGAGCGTACTGCGGGAACACGCCGTACTCCTCGACGAGCCGGATGATCTCGTTCGACAGTTCCGGCGAGGTCAGCACGCCGCCGAGCGAGTTGACGCCGCCCGCCTGGGCGCGGCTCTCGACGCCGTGATCGACGCACCACCGACGGGCCTCGGCGTCGCCGAACACATAGCCCCTCAGGTGCATGCCAGCGCGGTACGCCGACTCGGCGCTACGGAACGCCTTGAGCGGGCCGTGCGACACGGGGATCGCGGGGACGGTTCGCTTCTCCACGGGAGCCTCCTCGGCAGCAGCCTTCTCGATCGCCTTGGCGGGAGCACCACGCTCCAGCACGGCACGCAGTTCGAGGTTCTTGGCCTCGATGGCACGCAGCAGCTCGATCTGGCTGCGGAGCTTGTCGGCACGCTCGGACAGCGAGCGAAGCGACGACTCCTCCTCCGCGTCCATCGCGGGGGCGTCGCCCTCGGCGGGAGCCTCGCTCATCGCCTCCATCTCGGCGACCACCTGGGCGAGCTCGTCGAGAAGCTGCTTGATCTTGTCCACGGTGCGATCTCCTTGGTCGGGATGCGGCGGCGCTCACGCCACCTATCCACGAACCTACGGAGCCAGACCGGCACCCTTGCAGTTCGACGCGAGGGTCTTTTACTATGAAGTAAAAGCCCGACGACGCACGTGCTCGGAATGCACGACGTGCTTGTCGGTGTGCCCGCAGCGGGGGCAGCGAAGGTAGCGAGTCTGGTACTCGCCTCGTGCCTGACTCGACGCGACGTTGAGCCGAGCGGCCTTGCACCGCTCGCACGTGTCGCCGGACTTAGCGGCCATGCTGTGTCAGGTACTCGCGGAGTTCTCGGGCGCGGGTCGCCGCAGCCATGCGGCGATGAGCCTCGGCGTCACGCTGACGAACGAAAGCATCGTAGGACCGCTGGGCAACCTTCACGTCGGCGTCGGGATACGCCGGGAACGTGACCGGCCCGACATCGAGGAGCGAGTCGATGCGGTTGATGACTCGCACACTGCGACCGTCCTCGACGCTCCAGGCATCGCCGCCGCTCGGCACGGTGAACGAGAACGACGAGCCACGCACGATCGCCGCACGGATGTTCGCAGCGATGTCCCGCCCGTACGTCGTGTCAGGCACCGGGAACTCGTACCGCAGC